TGCTTTCCGCAAACGTTGCAATTATTATAATGCGGTTAGGGCCACACCCAAGATCATCTCAAATAGCATGGGTTTTATCAAACAGCTCTGTCCACAGCAACTAGATGGTTTCGACTGGAATGAACGTCTTTACGTTGAATGGCTTTCCAAGTTTGGTTTCGAAAAACAGGAAAGAATGGAGGCCTCGTTACACAAGTTGTGCCAGGCCAACATCAAGGACTATTCGCGTAAAGATATTTTCGTGAAGGTTGAAGCCCTTCTAGTGACCCATAAACCTAATTGGGCACCGCGTGTCATCTTCAAGGGCACTGATCTTTATAATGCCATATCTGGGCCCATTTTTAATGAGCTTATGAGAAGGTTTGATCTGTGCCTTGAGGGAATGACAGGTGCCTATAGGTTTAGGACAAGCTACAAGAAAACACCCTTGGACTATACCAGTCACTTGGAGAAAAGGGAAGAAGGTGAGTACTGGCTCGAGGCCGACTTTTCGTCTAACGATAAGTTCCAATGCAGTGACGTCATGCTTTTGGAAGTGGCTTTCATGAGGACCCTGGGATGCCCTGAGTGGTTTATTCGCCTTCACCTGAAGACCAATAAATTCACAGTTAAGTCAAATAAACATGGTATTTCAGCTACTCTTGAGAACCAGCTTCCAACTGGCGCCACTGATACAACATTTCGGAACACGTTCTGGAATGGGTGTATACTTTGGACCTTTTTGAAAGTCGCGAAGATACGGTCTTGTAGAGCCATGATTCTGGGTGATGACATGCTTGCAATCGTCAGCGGGGTTTGTAAGTACGCAGTGAAAACTTACGTTTCCATAGCCCAGGAGGCTGCAATGGAGGCGCAAGTTCTTCGCCATAACGGGCTTTGGGAGGCTACCTTCCTCAGCAAGTTTTTTGTTCCTGCCGGGAGCCGGCACCTCACAGTCCCCATTCTTGGGAAGGCTTTGGGCAGGTTCAATATGCGTGCTAATAACAACGAGGCCGTGTCCGACCATGCTTACATGGCCGGCAAGTCTATTGGTTATGCCTATGAATTCCGCTTCTACCCAACTATAAGGAACTTCTTCTTGGAGAGGTTCAAGCACGAGTTTAGTTCCCTCCCGCTGGTCGGGGGGAAACGCTTCATGGAAGTTGATATTTCCTGGAATGCAAGGACAGCGGGGGTCACTCTCAATAACATCACTCGGAAGTTGGTCGAACGGCAAACCATGAGTGATTATGACTTCCACTGTTTTTGTTGGGAAAGGTATCACCTTTCTGGCAATGCAGTGCTTGACCTGTTCAAGGACGTGGTTCTTTGTACTAAAAACATAGATTATTATGGGACGGTTGTCTCTACATTGGCTGAAGATTTTCTTTAGTCAGTGGCCTATGCTGCCAGGCTAGGGGGGGCAACCGGTCCTCGGACCGTAATCCCATATCCGTCTTTATTGACAAAT